TTTCTCACAATTTCAGGTCGATTATCTAGATAGATAATTTCTCCCGACCCTTTATTTATCTCAGATTGAGATAATCCTGCATTAAAATTGACTCCGAGATTAATTAATTTATTTCCTGTAGGATTATCTGTTGCCTTTGAGAAAGAGGTGTCAATTGACCCTGAGAATTTAGATGTTTTTCCCTTCACATTATTAGCAGTGTTTGATGACTCAAACTGATAAGCTCTACCTGATGTAGATATACCAGTATAATCTGTGTGATCATATGAGGCTTTATTGAAGTATAATGAACGATCTGTAAAATACTTCATCACTTTAGTTTCTTTATCATAAGAAGCAACAAATCCAGTTGCCACTTTTCCAGCGTTTGGTGATAATGTCAAAACTTGACTAATTTCTTCACCGATTTGAGGTGAAGTTGTATTACTAATTGTAGAAAACTTAAATGCCTGTAATGATGAAAAAGTTGTATCTGTATAAACAGTGTTAGTGTCAATTTTAGTTGGATTTTTTACTATTCCAACTTGTGCAAATGATGTATCTACTGGAAAATCTTTAGTTGAATCATCAAATCTTGCGTATATGATAACTTTATCAGTTCCTAACTCAGTGTAAACATCAGATCCGTGTCCTAAACCAGGTGGTATTATTGGAATTAATTTAGCTCTACCTGTCGCACTTACGTTACTATTAAGAGTTCCTAAATCCACCAGTCCATAAGAATATCCTTTTCCACCAGCACTAACTGTAACATCAGTTATCTTACCATTAACAACATCAATTCTTGCTTTTGCACCTGTGCCATCTCCAATAATATCAACTTCCTGTCCTAAACCATTCGCATATCCTGTGCCAGCATTTTCAATGTAAACGTGTTTAATCTGATTTAAATTAACATCTGAATTACCATTTTCTCTCACTGCTCTTATTTGAGAGTCTGTGCTTGTTGACCAATTATTAGGAACTGTTATGTATTCAGTTGAATCAAATTTAATAATATCACTAGGTGAGACGGTAAATAGATATTTCCAAACATACCCATCACCACTATTACCAGCTTTAGATGGTTCTAAATCTGTGAATGTTGGTTCATCTTGAGATATATTTCCTTTTGGATCAGCACCAGTTGAACCATTGTCAATACAAATATAAACTTTAAAGTCTGAATTTAAAACATAATAATTAGCATCATATAATCTATTTGCACTAGTAAGTGGTGTTTGATTGTTTGGATTTATATCATTTCTATAAATTTCATATCTTGATCCTGCTGTCCAATCCACTCTTCTTATAATTCTTCTTATATTTGCTGATGATATTTTTTTTCCAAACATCATTGTATCACCAGCGTGTGAACGATATGCAAAACTATCAGTCGGTGCTGGTGTGGCACTATCCCAGTCAGATGTTCTACCATATCCCGCAAGGGTGGGTGCTCCAGTAGGATTAGGGAGTCCTAAAAAAACATAATAAGAATTATTTGTATTTTCAACTGATTCTACAAAATTATTTGCGTTCAGAATTCTAAACTGATCAGTAACTATTGCTGGCATCGAATCTTAACTTTTCTTTTTATTTATAAAGGGTTTCATAATCAAAGTCCAAATACTCTAATCGCACCAGTTGATCTAAGACCCCTAACAGACGTAGATACAAAGTTTTTACGAGTAATTGTTGGGAAAGTAGATAATCCTGAATCCACTGTTAATCCTGTAACACCTATAGATATTGGGTTTGTAGACCTTGTTAAATTAGCACCTTTTAGTATACCCCAATTTAATTGACCAAGTGAAGTTGTCATACCCGCTTGACCAGTAGAATGGAATCCAACTGTGTTTATACCTGATATAGATGATGCACTGTTTGTGTGTACAAAACAAGTTACAGAACCACTATTTGCATTCTTGAATGAAATACTTTGGACAATATAAATGTTATCTACAAACGTGCTGCCAATACCAACAACATTTGCATTGACCCCATCTATAGATGTTAAACCGTTCCCAACCTTAGTATTAGTAACTAATATTGGATAACCTTCTTTTAATGTATTAGCAGTAGCGTTGACGACAACTCCATCAGCATTTTCGTTAACTGCATCAAAGAAGAATTTTAGTGCAGGTCCACCACCACTTCTAGTGGTTTGCTGAATACCAGTGATGATACCAGTAAATCCTTGTACAGTTTCAATTGTCTGTATTTTTTCAGTTTGGAATGAAGGTAATTCTATAATTGTTTGTGGTGGATTTGTAAATGTATAACCTGAACCTGTATTTGTAATCGTGGTGGATGTGACAGATCCATTACTTACAACTGCAGTGGCAGTAGCTGTTGTGCCAACTCCAACTGGAGGAGCAATCTTAATTGCAACATTTCCTGAATAACCTGAACCTGCGTTTCCTATGGTTAGAGCAGTAATTGAACCGATACCTGAAACTGTAGCAGTAACAGCTGCACCAACACCGATTGCACCAGATGATATAAGAGCATCAACTTTATTATCACCTGACTGCGAATATCTTTCCTTTTCGTAATGGAATGCAGTTGCATCATCAACAAATATACTTTGACCAACTCCTACTCCACTTATTGTTGTTAGATTACCAATAATTTTTGCAGTAGGATTAATTTGAGGTTCGATTGATGATCTAGTTTTGCTTACTATTTCACCGTTAAGTATCACATCTACTTTTTGTTTTTCCCATCTTACAGGTTTTTCATTTGTTTCATCAATACCAATTCCAGTATAAATGTCAGTCTCAACTAGATCTGCCTGTAAAATTTGTTTTACTATTCTGTCATTAGTTTGAGCAGTTGATATACCTATGGCATCATTTTTTTCAACTCTAAGTTCATCACCAATTTTAACTGTTTCTTGAACATCTTTAATAATGACATCAACCCCTTCTTGCCCCTTATAGAAGAATATATCAACCTTATCTCCAGAATCTGGTGCCTCATTAAATGTAAATGTAGATCCTCCTTCAAATTGATATGAATCTTTGGGTTTTTGTAGAACACCATTTACAAATACAAGCAATACAGCATCCAAATCAATCAATTGTGAGGTTGAGTTTGTAACATCTTTCTCAAAACTTAGAAGTTGACCATTAAAGAATAATGGGAATCTAACCTTTTTACCATCTTGAAGATTAGAAATACTATCAATAAAGTCAATTTCACCAAACTGCCACGCAGAGAATTTGTCCCTGAATATTTCTAGAACTTCTAACTCAAACTCTTGAATAGGTGCAGATAAATGTGAAGCGGTTACTAATCCAACAGGTCTAAACTTATCACCAACCTTGAATGAATGACCTGGTCTAGTAATACTAAACTTGTTAATCTCAAATAATGTTGATCCAATACCAACTGATGTTCTTGACGAACCAACTTCTACATTAAGTAACAGACTAGAACCTGTGTCAGTTGTTGCTCCAATACCTAATCTTGATATACCTTCAACTTGTAGATTCTCATATGTTGGTTCAGGTATTATAAGTGCTGGATTAACATAACTTGTACCAGCAGAAACAATGTTAAATGCTAATGTTCCACCAACACCAACAGTGGCAGTAATATTTGCACCTGTTCCACCACCACCACCTTGACCAACAAAAATAGTGATTGTATCAGTTGTTGTCTCTCTAATCGCTGTTTGTATACCTGCAACTGGATCTCCATTTGGATTACTTGTAATTGAGAGTCCTCTAGGATATGGATGATTACCAAAGAATCCATCTTTAGAACACTTAAATACTAATCCACCAGTATCAATACCGACTGTATCACTTGTTGTTAAACCATGACTTGGAATAGTTAATGTAAGAAGACCACTATGTGATTCATAATCTGCATCAGTTGCTGTAAATGCATTTGCACCTGAAGCAGCAAAACTACCCTTTCTGATTGAACCAATACCTGAACTTACAAACCTATGTTTATAAGCAATATCAGTAACACCTATTGCAACAGTGCCTCCTCTATATCCTGAACCAAAAGTATTATCTGCAAAGTACTCAAACGCATTACCACCACCTTGATAAGTATGTGGGATTGTACTTGCTCCTGCTTGAACCTCAAATGTTCTTTCAGAAACTATACCAACAAGGAATAGTGGTCTATCGTGATCTTGGAATATTGTTGTTGTAACTCCAACATATCCACCACCACCAATAGTCTTGACTGCAGTGGCAGTTGCAGAAACAAATGTATGTACATATTGATCACTTGGAGCAGAGGCACCAACGTTTACCTTGAATGTGTTTGTAGTTACATTACTTACTGTTAAATATTGATTTGCAGCGGGGTCAGTTGCACGAGGATAACAATGAGTTGTATTGTTACTATCTTTAGAGCAAGTAAAACATATTGAACCAGTATCAAGAATAACTGCATCACCATTTACTAATCCATGATTTGCAATAGTAATTACTAGTTCACCATTTGCAGGATTATAAGTAGCGTTTGTTGGTTGACCAACAACCGTTTTTGGACATCTAAATTCTAGATCTTTTAGTTGAACTGTATTTGGGAATCCAAGTGAGAATCCATGAACTTTATCTGTAGTTACTGTAATAATACCAGTAATATTATCATATGCTGCTGTAGTAATTCCATAATTTACACCCGAAGTTGTTGCAATTCCAACGACACTGGTAATTGCACCCGCAGAGTTCTTGAATAATGATGCTTTTGCACCAACTAACGGAGCATAACCAAGACCTGGTGTAGATCCGAGAGATACGATTAAACCGCCTCTTGGAACTTGATTCTGATTGATATCAAACTCAGATAAAATAAACTGTCCGTTTTCAGATGTAATTCCTGTAAATTGAACAGTTGATACACCTGCAACTGAATCAGATATGAATTGATAATTATGTCCTTCATTATTAGTTGTTAGTGGTGTTTGGAATATACCATTAATAAAGAGAACACCATTACCAGTGCTAATACCTGCAGATGTGTTAGCACCTCCAACTGTTAATGAATATGTTTTTCCAATACCAGTAAAGTCATCTGAAACATCATCAAATAGCATATTAGTTGTATAATCACTTCTTAGGAATGTTCTACCGCTAAACTCTGCTTTTACAAACGGTAAATTAGTATCAGTTCTTCTTGATCTTGTATTTCCTTTTGGTGGTTCAATAAAGTATACCGAACTATCAACAATATTAAATGAACCTCTATGTATTCTTACGGTGTCGTTTGTAGAATGAGATGCTGCTGCAATACCCAAAACACCTCTCTCAACTTTTACCACAGGCAATGTTGCTATACCTGCTGCAACATCAGATGATTTATTAATTGTTCCAGTAGGGAGACTAGAGAAACCTACCTGCTCTACCTTCATATATTCATCATTAACCTTTAATACATCTGCAGGTTGAATCGAACCAATACCACTGAGCACAAACTGTGTAGTAGCAGAACCAATATTTCCATTCAATGTATGAGATATAGATGTAAATGTTATTGGTTGTTGAACAATTCCATCTAAACCTATCATGGTTTTTGTAAGTTGTTTATTCATTACCAACTTATGAGCGTTACCAGTTCCGATGCCTGTAAACGTAATCGCTGCACCTGCTGCAACATATTCTGGTCTTGAGAATAACTGGAATTGATTTTCGTCAATAACTTTAGCAAAAACTGTTGATGGTAAAATTGTAGTTACAACTCCTGCAGTATTTGCAGTAGATCCAATTGACATCGCAGTTGCTGCTACACCTACAAATGTTGAATCGAATGAATATGTTAGTTCTTCATTAGTATTGAAGAAATGATTAGGTATTGTAAATATGCCTGTTGAGGTGCTTAATATACCTGAATTGGGATTGAAGGTCTTACTATAAATTGGAGTGCCCTCAAATTTAAGGTCAAATTTTGTTTTATTTGCTCTTCTTCCTTCTAATCCATCATAAGCTGATAAAAATACTTCTTGTGAAACAGTTCCATAAGATAATTTGGGAGGTGTATTATCAAAATCATTCCTTGTATAGAATATTTGATTGTATGATTGAACCTCAATCAATGATGTAAATGTTGAATCTGGATAAAAACGTAAATTTATATCACTACCACTTATTTCTCCACCAAATGTTCCAATACCTGTTGTTGAACCCATAGAAACAAATGGATACTGAACAGTTAGTATATCATCAGCATCACGAATAGATATTATTTGGTGAATTGCAGATGTATCTCCACAAGAAACTCTAATTAAAGATTTAACTGAACTGTCAATATCCTTATTAAGAGTTGCATATGTTAATACACTTGATGTACCTGTAACATATCCAGATTCAAGTCTAACACTTCTCTCTGCTCCTGCTGGTTGATCAGATACAGCAAAACGATATGTTCCGATACCAGCAGTTGTAGTTCCTAATCCTACAATATTTGCTCTTGTTTCTAAACCATTACCAGTATTATCATTAATTTGTAATTTAATTAAATCATTTTCTAGTTTAGCTGTAATAATTCCTACAGCACTTTGACTACTTGATAATTTTTTATCAACATAAATTTGTGATATTGATGTATTAGTGCCATCGAAGTCAACTATTATTTCATTATAATTAACATCTTTAGTAACTGAATCTTCAACATAGATATTCGCATATAAACCATTGAAATCAGTTCTGGGAAACTCTACTATACTTACAGTTGATGCAGATGAGACATTTACATTAGATCCTGTCTGTTTAATACTTCCAATGACATTCGTATTAATACCAACTAAATCAGTATTAAAATCAATTTTAAGAACTTTGATATCATGATCTTTTGTAAATTTATCAGTTGGTTCAAATAATAAATTCTTATCACCACTAGATGTTATTTCAGTCTTTAAGTCACCTAATTTTATATTAGTAAAATCAGTTGTTTTGTCAAATAGAATAACATCATCTTCATCAGTTAAGACAACTACTTCACTAAATTGTGTATCAAATGTATCTGGATCAACTATCTGTATAAGATAATTTCCAAAATCTGCATCTAAGTTTTCTACCACACTATTTTGTGCAGAAAAACCTACGCTTGAAAATTCAGTGCTAATATCATCATGTATTAATACCCTATTACTAATACATCTTGAAAAATCTGAAAGAATTTTTGTTGATAATTGTAAATTTTTTGATTTATTTTGTAAGACATCGAAATCTTTAACAAAATCAAAATTATTAATAGCATCTACTCTATTTTTCTCATTAAGAACATCTAATATTATGGTAGATTCAGATTGTAATACAGTTCCTACACCAATTTTAACATTATTTTGTACAGATGTATCTGAGAAATTCTTTAATCCTGCAGGATGAACTAACCTATTTACAGGGTTAACAAATTTATCCCATTCAACTGTGCTTTTAACAGTATAGGATAAGTTTTGATAATAATTATTATCAGGGATAACTTGATAATCTTCATTCAATTTACCTGTATTATCCAACCATCCATATTCTTGTCTACTTGAAAAATCAATATTAAATTTAGCCTTATTTTCTGTGATAGATATTATTTCAGCACTTATGCCACTTATAGTTCCAGAAATTCTATCACCAACTTTGAATTTATCTAATCCATCTATTTTAATGTAATCATCCCTTATCTCTGTGATTCTTAAGTCAGTTTTTATATTATCTATTGATAGCACTTCATTTAATTCAAACTCACCTCTTGTTTGATTAGGTCTTATATCAGGATAATTGTTTTTGTTAATTAATGTAGCATATCCTGACTGGAATGTTTTTGCTATACCAGGATTAGTTGTTAATCCTGCGAGACTGAATATAAGTTGTGAGGGAGTTCCAGAAATATAATCTTGAACCTCAAAGAATTGGTATCCATGATCTTCAGAATTAAATCCATCACCAGTTACAGTTGTATTAGTTGTTATTCCACCCTGTGTGGCACCTATTCCTGCCTCTCCAATGCGTAAAATACCCTCAACAAATATTTCATCTCCGATAGCAAAAGGTTCCCTTGCAAACCCATTTGTGGGTGTTTCTAAGAAACATGTAACTACTCCAGCATTTGGATAAGTTGATTGCATGATGGAATTTATTCCAACACCATTGGAATTATTGACAGCAACTATTTTGTGATTAACTGAGTCTAGTCCTGTCACAGGTGCTATAAGATTAACGGTAGATACAGTTTGATTTGGTACAAATGCCTCTAATGAAGAATCATCTAAAACTGTGTTGCTAACTGGGTTAAACAATAATAAATTTGGTGCACTTGAATAATCAGATCCACCACTTACTATTTCGACTGAACTTAATACATCTAAATTGTCAATACTTACAATAGGAGCAATAAATGCCTCTGGACTTAATGTCTTATCTGAGGAATATTCATAACCTATATCAACTATTCTAACCTTTTCAATATTACCTATGGAGTTGGATTTAATAACTATGTTTGCATTTACACCCTCAGTGCTATTAACAGTATTAAATTTAGGCAATCTCTTATAATTAAAACCTGATGAAATAATTTTAAAGTTTTTAATTTCTCCTTTTACTTTTTTAGATTTTGTTGAATATTCTAATTTTTCACATTCATTTTCAGCATATCTCAACAATTCTGGAACATTTGGTGAAATATTAAATGCCTCAGATGTAACACCTGATATTTTATATTCTCCATTGTAAATACTGTCAATAAATTGAATTTCAGCATAATCTCTAACATCAGTATCAGATGTACTTATAAATCCACCTTTTGATAATCCATAGTATAATTTGTCTGGTGTTGATGCTGAGTATTGAACAGTAAGGGCAGCACCCACAATCGGTCTATCTGGTGATGTGCCTATACCAATAGTTCCAACTCCGACTACGTTAAAGTTTGTCGTATCTTGAGAACTTAAATATTCATTTGTTAATTCTTTATCATAGAATATCTTAAAGTCGAAATCTGCTAGAGTTGTGCTTGATAGACCAAAAGTAAGTTTTTGATTCTTTACAACAGTGATTTTAGGATTAATTGGTGCTATAGATTGATTTGATCCACCAGTATTTGCTGTTATGGAAAGTGTATTAACAGGACTATTAACAACATCTGTAAAGGTTTCACCTAACTGGAAATACCTATCACTTACTTTATAGACAAAATAAACACCAGTTGATAATCCAGTCGCACTTCCATCATAGAGAACTTTATCACCTGTGGTAAATCCATGCCCATCTAAATCAATGCGATTTGTCTCAACATCAGCAGCAGCAAAAGTTATTGGATTTATAATTAATTTTTCAAATTCTGAATTAAATCTTACAGAAATTGGTGTTGTAGTTCCTATACCAACTGATAAATTTGGAACTACGTTCATCTTAACAATATCACCTTCTTCTAAATTATGAGTGGTTGTTCCTGCTGCACCTATTTTTGTTGTTACAGTTGTGGTAATTTTATCAACATCACCAATAACCTGAGTAAATTGTGACTCAATATTATATAATCCTGAACCTATTCCTGAAACACCATTGCCTAAGAAATATAATCCATCACTAGTATTAGCAACACCAGCTCTAGTAGTAACTATACCAATATAATTTTCATCTTTTTTTATAACATATACATCTGTTGAGGATTGACCAGTAAAAGGTATCTCAAATGAACCAGCAGCACTGGCAGTTGTGGATACGTCTAATTCTGCATTTGATACATTAGGTTTTGTTAATCTTACTTTTTGTCCAGTTACAAATGGATGATTTGGTAAATAAATTGCTCTTTCAGGTATTGAGACCTGTGTTACTGTTTCTCCAACAAAATAACTTGTACTATATCCAACCCCATCAGTGCCAACACCTACGGATTGAATAGAATTAAAGTAAACAATATCATTTAATTTAGAGTCAAATTTATTTGTATTAACTGGTATTGAGAATCTATTATTTAATACATCAATATTAGATCCAAAAGTATGAGCTACACCTACATTTCTGAATACTCTTATAATTTTATTTCTGTTATAGACATTGAGAACTTTCAAGGTTTCGGTTGAATTACCTACACCTATTCTCAATGATCCACCTATCGATACAGTATTAGGTATTTTATTGACAAAAATATCCTGAACAACTCCTGAAGAGTTGCCAGTAGTCATTGATTTTCCTAATGATATTGAATCTGTGCTTACACCAACATTAAATGAACTTATTAATTGTGGTATAGAAGTATTAATTCCAGAAATAAACACAGAATCTTGATTGTTTAGTTCAATTACTGGAGAGTAATGCACTTCAACTTGATTGTTATTACTCCACAAAAATACAGCATTATTAAATCTTTCAAGATTAGTTTCTATTTTAGAAACACCAATACCAACTATCTCTGAAACTTCAGCACTGAATCCAGATCCGTTTGTATTATTATGATCAAATGATGTTAGATCACCAACTTTATAATTATCTCCACCATCTAAAATAGTAATTGAATCAACACTACCTTTACTTACTGTTTCAATATTTGATATTTGCCTAATATACTCATTCGATTCAATAATAAAATCATTATCTGCAAATTTTTCTCCAATATTGTAAGGTGTTGTATTTCTTACTAAATTGGAATTGTTGAAATCAAACTCATGAGTGAGGATTAAATTATCATTAATAAGTGGAGACCTATAAGTATTTCCTATGAAATATGGGTAAACACCTTCTAATTTATTTGTAGATGTAGATAATCCTACAGTAGCAAAATATGCATATATGCCATTTGGAAATTCTGGTGTTTTACAGAATCTTCCGTTGTGAATATCTAAATCACCACTTCCATCAAACGTATAATCATTAACAAAAAATCCTTCGTCAAACGATGATGGTCTATTTATTACCTTAGAAATATTTTTCTTGTAAGAAGAGGTAATTATTTTTAAATCTGAGTTAATGTTATCTGGATCTGAATATCCGAATGGTCCATATATTGGATTTCCATCATATGCCCAACCTATAATGGGTGAGTGAGATGTTATTTTATCAAATTCACCATTTGCTTTCACATCAAATGTGCTTTCAAGGTTCGACGCTGTATTTTGTGAATAACCTAAGATAGCAAAAGTTAATGAACTTTCTCTTGATGTTAGTGCCTTTTCCCCAAATCTACCAGTGTTATTGAGAGTTAAGCTTCTAACTCTAGCAGCAAATAAACCATTCTTACCTGTTGTCTCAATTCTTGCTGCGGTTGTTAAACTACTATATCCAATACCAGAATTTATTACGACTGTATCTGTTAAAACTCCGTCTGTAATTATAGGTCTTATTATAGCACCAGTTCCCCCTCCAGTTGATTCAATGACAATATTAGGTAATGAATTATATTGTGAACCTTGATTAACAACCACTACATCTTCTATTTTTCCATTGCTGATTATAGGTTTAATTTCAGCATCTTTTCCATCTTGAATAGTAATCGCAGGTTTTACTTGATGATTTAATATAGTTGATCCATATTGCGATCCATTTTCATATAAGTATGCACCAGTAAATTGCCCTTTTACTACAGGAGTGAAGTTTATTGTGCCTGTTACTGTTGAACCATAAGAAACTTCTACATTAACCTTTATTTCTGGATAAGTAAACGTTTGATATCCTGTTCCTGTGGAACCTAGACCTACAATTTTTGCTCTGTTAAAGTTACTTGTTACTGTAGCTCCAATTCCTGCATCTGACAATTTAAATGTATCATCATCTATCTTAAAAACATAATATGAAGAGGTTGTTGTTAAACCTTGAATTGCTTTTGGTGTTGTTGATCCTAATCCAACAGTAGGAGAATAATTAACAATATCACCATGAGAAAAACCATGGTTCTTAAATGTTATCGTATTAAATGATGTGGAAATACCTGCTGGATCAACTCTCAACTTTCTATGCTGATAACCAGAACCACTTTCTAAGACCCTTATGTCTAGTAGTGTATTCTTAGATTCAGTTCTAAATTTATGAATACCACTAGCAGCAGTATCAGTCGCTAATCCAACAGTGTTTATTCCAGCAATACCTGATAAAGCATCGCTTTTAGTGTTAAATATCCTAACCGTTGTAGGATTTACAACTCTAACAAAATATGGATCACCATCAGATAGTGTTCCCGTAATTGTATTTGACGCATCAAAAGGATTACCTATACCTATAGATGGATTTCCTTCATTTCTATAGAATACCTTTTGACCATTTTCTAAATTATGTTGT